CGCGTGTGAGGCCAAAGACTGCGTACAGCACGACGTACGCACACCTGGCATCAAGGATCGCGCACAACAGGGCATTCGCGAGGTCAATCGCGGGCGTCATCATGGATGAGGTCCATATAGAGGCGGCCGCGGTGCATTACGTTTCTCGACGTGTGAGCCCGGGGTTTATGGTGGGCCTGACGGCAACACCAAACAAATGGGCCCTGCGCTGCCTGAACAGGGCAATGGAACTACGCCCACCAATAGTGTCGTCCTTCAGTGTCACCAAGCTTGAGTGGTACGGGCTCTCGGCGTACGAGGCAATTATACGGGCACGTAACAGGTCTGACATCTGCCTCACGCGCATCTTGTTCATCACCGCGCGCGTGTCCGATGTTTACAAGGTATTGCAGGTGTTTGAAGCCCTACGGATGACAGCCAAGAGATGGATCTCCGGCGACGTCCCGCCAGAGAGCGGGCACGTGGTCGCCTCATCAATAGCAGAGGTCGGTGTGACACTACCTGGTGTAACGTGCATTATCGATGCAGGCGATATGGTCTGCTCCGACAACGGCAGGCTAATACACATGAATATGTCGCCACAGGTATCTGGACAGCGTGCTGGGCGGACTGGGCGCACAAACGCTGGCACTTATGTGATGCTGGCGCAACCCACAGGGGTTGATATGGAACCCATGCCGTCAGTTGAGATAGCAATGCTTGACCCAGGCGCATGGCCAATGATGTCAGATGTCGCTCGGCGCCCAGTTATCGTGCGGCCGAATATGCCAGGTGTGGGCGAGTGGCTCACCGTCACCCACTCAGTGCTGTACCACTGCCCAGGGCTCAGGGCGAGGCCTGATCTTGAGGCAGCCGCAGTAACATTGCATTGCCGCATAAGTGACGAAATCTCACGTCGGAACGCGTGCAACACGCTAAGAAGAGGCGTCGTCACCGATGAATACGAGGACGTGTTGCCGTACGGTCTGTGCATGAACGAGGGGGAGTTGGTAGCTCGCACTATCGAGCAGCTTTCCGCAGGTGACGGGGTGCGTGTGGTCACGTCCTCTGGTGAGTTCATTATGGATCGTCCTATAGTCACGAAAAACGGGATAACTGATGGCGATATGAACCCGAAGCCGCTCGAAAATTTTCTACCGCGGTCGCACCCGGTCAGCGCTGTCGTAGGCAATACTGCTGGCGCGGGCCCAGACATTGTCGGTGTTAGACCCAAAGGCAGCGACACGACACTGCTCGACGCCTTCGGATGGGCACTACAAGAGAAGGGCATGACGGCTAAGAGGTGGGAGACCGCAGTCAAGACCTCGAAGGCCCACCGCGAGCATGGCCTTGTCACTCACCAGGGTGTGGACCTACAATCCCTCGTCGACGAACTTCAGCACGTACTTCATGTGAATATCGGGACGAAGTGCGGCTTCACCATCGTGCCTACGAACGGTGCTCTTGGCGAGACCACGGTAATAGCAGCACGTGATTGTTACATTATAGGCGCACCTCAAGAGCGCGCATCATACGCGACCTGGGATGGCGCCCGCGTCGCACGTGACCCGTTGCGAGGGTTGTGTACACTGCCAGCCTCACCTGTCGGGGCCGGAACACCACGATCTATGTGCATGAGATACGCACACTACGAAGTGTCTCGACGAACAGCTAATT